GAACGAGCGCCGCGATGTCGTCTATCGCTACCTCGAAAGCATCGGCATCGATCCGAAGAACAAGAACGCGAGCAGGTTCAGCCGTCTGGCCGGTGTAATGCGCGATGGCAAGGAGCAGAAGCTCTTGGCCGTCAACGTGGGCGCAGTGAACTGGGAAGCGTTCAAGGACGACATGGACGCGCAGGACATGCCGATGGAGTTCTCGATAGATGCCATCATCGAGTACGATCCGCAGAATGATCCTGACAATCTGATCGGAGATAGATGGGTTCGGCGCGGATCGTCGCTTCTCTTTGTCGGTCAAAGCGGATGCGGCAAAAGCTCAATGGCCGCGTATCAGGGTCTGAAATGGGCGTCCGGCGAAGCTTGGTTTGGTGTCAAACCCGTCCGTGCGCTAAAAGTGGCTTACATTCAGGCGGAAAACGACATTGCCGATCAGCATGATGCGCTCAAGGGCGCTGCTCAGATGACCTTCGGCAAGGAGAACTGGGAGCGAGGTCTTCGGAGTGCCAATATGCTTTTCTTCCGCGAGACGGTTAGGACTGGCTCCGACTTCGCGACGATGCTCCGCCGCCTCGTTCGCAAGACTAAGGTCGATGTGGTTTATATCGATCCGCTGCTCTCCTACATGGGCGGCAATCCATCGGATATCGAGGTCTGCGCGAACTTTACGAGGCACTTGCTCCAGCCGATTATGATGGAGACAGGCGTAGTCCTGATTCTCGTTCATCACTTTCCAAAGCCCAAAGGTCGAGACGACAAGCCGGAGAGCGTGGCAGAGATGGCCTACTCAGGATTCGGATCGTCGGACTTAACGAACTGGGCCAGAGAGGTGATTGTGATGAAGGAAGTTGGTTTCAATCAACCTCGACAATTTATGCTCGGAATGGCGAAGCGAGCGGATCGTTCTGGCATGACGGACAAGGAAGGAAAAGTCACCGGATCGATTATGATCCAGCGTGGTACGGGCGGCGACATTTCATGGAACTACGCAGATCCACAGAAGTTCGTCGTCGATAAGGAGTCGGCCAAAAAGCCGTACGTCAAAGGACGCTATCCTAAGCGTAGCTAGACTGGTTCTCAGCACGGCGACGACCTTTCGCGGCGAGCGATTGGAACTTCGCCTTGCCGAGCTTCTTACGCCCAATGGATGCGGCCAAAGCCTTCGGGTCTTTGACACCCTTGCTCTCAAGACTGCTAACGAGTTTCTCGTAACGACCGCCACCGCCAAGTTTCATGTTGTCCATAAAATTACCATGCCTTGCAACTCCAGTGCCGAGGAGTCGTCTTATCGGTTGCCGTATCGCAGTTGTGCCGCGCACGGAAATTCTTGCGCCGACCGGGGCTGCTCTTCTTGATCGTCATATCAGGATCGCCGAAGCGAACGATGACGACCTTGTTCGCCGGATTCTTAACGTACACCGCGCTCTTCTTCCGCTCACCCGGCGTGTAGAAGGGCTTGTTCAGCGTCACCTTCTTGCCCTGATAGGTGTTACCTTTCTTGGAGAGGGAGGTTTTCATTTCTCAAGATCCTCTTTAATCATCTGATACCGATCTTGTTCCATTTTCAAAACTCTAGGCCAAAGACGCTCGAAACGGTTCATCTGTGCTTGCGTGGCTTGGTCGATTGGTTTTGAAACAATGTTGAGGTATTCAGGAGTCTTCACAACACGACCAACAGCAGCAGCGGTAGCATCGCTAATCCCCTTTCCAAACTGCCGGTATGCAGCGTATCCACCAAGGCCAGTCAATGCGCCCATCGGACCAGCAGCCTGAAAACCAACGTAGCCACTTAAAGCTGGCAAAACTATTTCCCTAAAAACACTCGGTTTTCCAAGATCGGAAACCTGCTCCAACTGAGTGGCGATTTTCGTAATGCGAGAGATTCCATCGTCCCCAAACAATCCTTTGGTTATTCCAAAGTATTTGCCGGGAGCTTCGCTTGTTCCAACAAGATCTTTGATCTTTGCCGTGTTGATTTTGTTTCCGTCAACCGACTCCGCAATGATGCGTCCAACCAAAAGGTTTTGAGCATCGCCGATCAGGTCAGGTCTTGATTGGCCAACAGCCTTCAGAAACTGCTTGCTACGGTAGTTGAGAGATTCCCCCTCCTTGGCAACCAAGAAATCAATCAGGCTAGAAGGCTCAAAACTTTCAAGCTGACCTCCCGGTTCCAATGCTTTTTTAACTGCTGAGTTGAACCTTCCACGCGCATTGCTGGTTGTTACAACTGCCTCTTCAAGAGCTTTGTACAGCGGTTTTCCGCTTTGCGTCTCAATGTTCCTGATAACGTCGTCTAACTTGATCGTATCAAGAACATCAAAGTTTTTATCGCGAGCATCTCGAACTCTGGCCTCAATGGCCGCAAGAGAGTCGATGATCCGCTGTTCCCTTGACGTTATGTTCGTAGCCTTAAGTTTGGCGTTTGTTTCCGCAATCTGACCTTCCTGTTTGATTGCAGCGTCGAGTCTTGCCTGCGCTCCAGAAATGTTGTTGGAAACATCTGTTTTCAAAGCGTCGATTTTACCTTTTAGTTCGTTTGCTTGTTTTTCAAGAACTGCCTTTTGGTTGACTAGCGAACTGTACTTTGAGGCAACATCGGTTATCTCGGAAATGTCTGGGAACAATTCGTCAATCACCTCTTTCTGAAGTCCGGTTGCTTTTCCACTGTTTCCAGCAGTAATCGCTTTCAGGAAATCGTTCGGATTTTCACCGCGTGACTGAATGAAAACAAACTGCCTCAAATCCGGCTTTATCTCGTCGTATCGAGTTCCGAGTAGGTTTTTTAGAAGCCTCAGATTTTGAGGTCCAGTTGCCCCAGCAATCGTTCCAACGATTCCCGGCATTCCACTTTGCTCACCAGCCTCTCGCAAAATTTTGTCAGCAAAAAATCCTTTGAATCTTGAAATACCTTCTCGATACGCAGCGTTTTCCTGCTGCAAAGCTTTTTTAAGGGCAGGATTGGACGCTAAAGCCTCATCAAGCTGTGAGTTAATTTGATCAAGATCTTCAAAAACTGAATAATCAGCTTTTTGAACAGGCTTTCCAAAATTGATTTTTCGAAGAATATTTGTGCGTTTCTGACGCAGTTGATTTACCGTGTATTCTTTTGTCACCTGTTCTCCAGTTGGAGACATTTCGGTAACTGTTAATTTTGTGTTTTCAAGATCAGGGTCGATTTTTCCATAACCTTCTTCTCGATCTTTTTTGAACTTATCAAGCTCCTCTTGAGCAATCTGCTGCGTCTTTAGGCCAAGCGACTCTCGGGTGATTCCGCCAGTAGGACCATATCCAGCAGCACGACCAGCCTCAATGCTGGAAATCTGTTGGTTTAAATCAGCGACTTGAGTGTCGATTTTCTGCCTCTCAACAGACTCTACAGGCAGTGACTCGCGTTGCTTTTTAAGCTGATCGATTTCATCTCGAAGTCCTTGAGACTCGACACTTGCACGACCTTCTAATGATCGAACAACATCCGTCAAACGCGCATCACGCGAAGCATTTCGAACATCGCGCAAATTTGTGATTCGATTTCGAAGAGCCTCAGACTCTCCAACAAAAGAGTCGATTGCATCGTTGGCCACCTTATTGGCCTGCTCGTCTGGAACCGCTATCGATTTCTGGAGTTCTGTTCTGATTGCGTCAGAAAGATCTTGCCCAGTCAAACCGGACGAACCGGCATTGTTCATCGACTGACTGACAACATTTCTAATATTTTCCTGAAATTGTTGAGGATTCAGTCCTGAATTTGGAGAATAAAGAGCGCGAGCAAGATCGCCGGAAAATCTTTCAAACATTCCAGACGAACCTTGTTCGACCATTTGCTTTCTGATGTCTTCTGCTCGATCCTTGATAAATTGCTGCGTAAACGGAAGTTGCAATTCAGCGGCCACAGCTCTCGGATTAAAATTAAATCCGCTTCTCCAATCTCTCACATCAAATCCGCTTCTTGCCAAAGCACCTCCACCCCTTGCAAGCCCACTTAGGCCCGGACTTAAAAATCCTCCAAGTCCGGTTCTAAAAAGAACATCAGACAAATCAGCGGAGTCTTGGTCCAAAGTTTCAATGCCAGCTTGAAGACCAGATGTTAAAGCTCCGCTTCCAGCTTCTTTTGTAAACTGTGTGAATTTTCTGGCCTGTTGAGCCACTGGAACACCGGGAATTGCCTGAGCAAACATTTCTCCTGCTCGGTACGGTTCTGGAGATACAGTTTGTCCCAACCCTGACGCTGCAAGGTTGACTCCAGTTTCAGTTAACAACCCAGCAGTAACACCCATTCCGGCAATAAACGGGGCAGAAATAAGAGATGCTGAAATAGGAAGTCCGGTTGCAAATCCACGCCGCATTCCGCGAGACTCAGCTTGTGCCATCGGAGTAAGCTGTCCAGACGGGGCAATTCGACCGCCCAAATATTCTGGAGGCGCAATTTGACCTGAAGGCTCAGGCAATCGCCCCATCTCACCAACAAACTTCTCCAATCCTCCAACCTCTGCGGATCGTTTTACTGCTTCGCTCATGTCTGGAGGCAACGCGCCAACCAATCCTTGCTCCTCACGCCGACGCATTTCGGCAATCGTGGCTGGACCTTGCGACTGAGGTTGAACCGAGATTCCTTGCGCAGACTCAAAATCAGCAATCGATTTGAAATCCGATTCAGTGGGTGGATTCGGATTCGACCAGTTGTATTCCTTGCCGGAAGGAGATTTAATTGTTCCCATGATTACGGAGTGTAAAGGAATCCAGAAGTTGCGTTTGTTGCACCTGTGAACGGTGTAACACCGGGAGGTAAAGACGGAGCGGTTCCAGTCGAAGGAGCAGGAGCTGATTGCTGCTGCTGACCAAACGGTGTAAATGGAAGCTTAAATTGTTCAACAAGCTCGTTTGCAAGCCTGACCTGCTCTGGTCTAATCCTGTATTGATCTTTGGAAGAACGAATTGTTTTGTACAAGTCTTCAGCAGACATTTTTGCAAAATTTCTAACATCGTTTGCAAAGTTGTTGCTTTTAATATTTCCAAGAGCGGCAACAAGTCTCTGCATTTCGGGTAAAGTAACAGCCTTTCCAGACTGCTCAAAAGCTGATTTGTTAAAAGTATTTTGAAATCGCTGCAACAAAGCGTAAGCGTCTCTTTCCTCTTGATTCCTTGCGCCTGCCAACTTTTTTTCTATGTCGGAAACTCTTCCATCAATAATCCCAACATACTTCTGCATGGTTTTCGGGCCATAATTTTTTTCAAAGGTATCTAGGTTTTTAACAAGATCGCCAGAAATAGACGCAATTGTTTCATCTCCACTAATCCTAGCTTCAGCTTTTCCGTCAGGCCAATTCCATTTGTTGCTCAGAGCGTTCGACTCAATGATATCCTTGGTAGTTTGATCTGGTTTTCCAAACAACGATTCATATTCGCTAACAGCTCTTTCAGACAAACGCATTTTAGCGCGCTCAGACGGAGAAAGCTGCTCTATCTTTCGCTGA